AAAATCTAGCCCTCGCGAGCCACGGCGTCGGTGATGGCCTTGTAGATGGCCTTGATCGCCCTCGGCGCCTCCGGGTCACGCGATGCTGCCATGAGCACCGGGAGGTTCCTCACGACGCTCCGAGGAACACGCCCCATCGGGCGCATCGGGTTGGGTGAGAAGCCGGGGTCGGGCGGTGCGGCGAGGATCTCCATGTTCTCGGAAAGACCTGCGTCGTTGTCGTCGACCGGGTCCTCTTCACGCGGGGCGTAGATGACCGGGGCCTCGGGCTGCTGGACCTGGATACCCGCGGCAGGCGTAGGGGTGGCTTCGTTCGCCTGGGTCGCTCCCCCTTGCGGAAGCTGCCCTTGTCCGGGCATGATATTGGGTTCACCCTGTGTGTAGGCCATTACGTGAACCTACCCGTCGCCGAGTCACGAACCGGACCCTTCTTGCGGGGATAGCCTGAGTACAGCTCCCCGTATCCGACCAGAGCCGTCCGGCCCTGCTCCTTGCGATAGCCACAGAGCCAAGGCCAGAGCATCGCGATGACCGCCTGGACCTTCTCGAAGGAGTACAGCGAGTACTTGAAGATCGGCTTCCCGGTCGCGTAGTACTTGGTTTGGTCATAGGGGCCGCCGATGTGGCCCATTCCCACTACCTCTAGGAACCGTCCAAGCATTTCCTCATCAGTGTTGCTGATGTGGATGGACAGCGCATTAGCCACCCTGGTTTGGCCTCGAAGCTTGTCCTCTTTGCGGTGGGCGATGTGGCCCTCGCCGTCCATGATGCCAGCGGCCCAAGCTAGGTCTTCACGATGACTCATGCAACCCTCCACATCTCTTGTGCTGCAACCTATCTCACGAATACCTGTTGCACGGGGGCACTGGGGAGCGCCGGCGCGGGTGCGGGCTGGACGGTAGCGGTCTGACCGGCGGGGAGCGCCTCTTGACCGGGGACCTGCGGCTGCTGCTGGGCCTGTTCTGCGGCCTGCATCTGCTCCTGGACGGCCTGAAGGGCTTGGGTGAGCGTGAGGCCCTTCTGCTCCATCGACGTGCCGACGGTCGACAGCAGCGACAGGACGGTCGAGGGGTCGGTGGCGAAGCGCTGCAGCAAGGCGTCGAGGACGTTCTCGGCGTCGATCTTCTCCTGCTCCGAGGAGTCATCGGTGAGGTAGTCGATCTGCGCCCTGGCCGTCTGACGGGAGATGAGCCGTGCCGAGAGGTGCTGCAGGACGCGGTTGTCGGCGTTCAGCTTGTCCAACCCAGCCCCCGCCCCGTACATGATGTCGTGCTGGTACCAGCCGTCGAAGACCTCTGAGGGGGTGTAGGTCTTGCGCTTCTGCACCGAGCGGTAGAGCGGCTTCTCCTTGTTCAGGTAGTGCTCGTCCACCCATGCGCCGATCTCCCCGGCCTTCTTGCGGAACGCGGCCATGTTCTCCTGCAGCTCCTCCACGACCGAGGTGAGTTGTCCCTGGGTCGATGCGACGAACGAACCCGATGCGATGGACTGACGCACCTGGCCGACCCTTGCCGGGGGCTGGATGGCCTCCTTCTGCTCCTGGTCGTCCATGTAGGACAACAGGCCGAAGACGGCCGTCGCGGGGGCGGCCGGGGGGAGACGGTAGACGGTGGATTTCTCTGCGGTGTCGTCGAGGTGGATCACCGTGGTGGGGCCGGGGTTCTCCAGGTCGTCCTTGTTCTGCACGCCCATCTCGATGACCGGGGCGTGGGACAAAGATTCGAGGTAGTCGACCATGAAGCGGATGATCTTGTTGCGCGCCAGCATGGGTCCAGACATCTGGTCTAAGAGTCCCCGGATGGCGCCGTCGTAGGTGTCGAGCATCCTGAACGCGACGGTGGGCTTGCCGTAGCCGTGTTTCCAGCGCTGGATGATGTAGATAGACTTCGTCCCCGAGCGGTTGTCCTCACGCACGAGGCACTCGGCGTTCTCATCGGGGCCGTAGTAGCCCATGAACGTGATCTCGTCCGAAGACTCCGGATCCTTCGAGAGTCCGAACTGCGGGAACGCGATCGCGGCGTTGCGGGCCTTCATCGTCTCGGCGAACACCATCGAGGAGAGCTTGCCGTTGCGGACGTCCGGGAAGCAGTAGCGGGGGTTCAGCCGTGTCAGGGTCGGATACATCTCGCCCTTGGCGTAGGAGATGGGCGCGGCCATCATCCCGATCCCGATGAGGTCGAGGTAGAACAGCCTCTCCATCATCGAGCCGTCGTTCACCTGCCAGAACGTCTCCAGGGCCGCTTCACGCATCCTGGCGTCGAGCTCGTCTCTGTCACGGTCTCCACGGGCAAGAGACTTCGCCATGCCCTTCGCGCCGCACGCCAGTCGTGCGAGGTCGTGGATCGCGTTCTTGAACTTGTTCTCGACCAAGGAGACCATCGGTACCGCGGTCTCGTCGGGGAACAGGTTCCGCAGGTCGCCGGCGTACAGCATGTCGCCGTCCTCGTTGCGGCCTTGCTTGTCTCTGAACGTCTCGAGGCCCATGTGGTACTCGTACTGCTCGATCAGGAACTCCTCGCTAACCCGCCCTTCATACAGACGGACGACCTTCGGTTTGACGTTGGTCGAGGTGGGGGTGCTAGGCATTCACTCTCCGTTTCCGGTAGGCCTCACGGATCGGCGCTTGGGCCTTCTGATCGGCCCACCAACTCCACGGCTTGGCATTGCGAAGCGCCCGTGCGTGCGGAGCCTCACGAGGCTTCAGACGGCGGTAGTTGAACTTGAGGAACCACAGCGCCATCATCATGTCGTCGGTCGTGTAGAAGGGATAGTTGAGGGCTTCCTTCGCGAACGTGTTGGTCATCAAGCGCCCCTCGGTATCCCCGTAGGGCAACGAGACGTGCTGAAGCTCGAAGTCGAACGCGAGGGACTGCACACCGTAGAGCGCGTCGTTCTTGTTGACCTGCGTTTTGTGCATGACCGTCTTGAAACGGTCCTTGTACTTGAAGTAGGTGGGGTCCTCGAAGTACCACTTCTGGAACCCCAGCGAACCCTCGAACAAGAAGTAGTCGATGTTGTGCTGCACGGCGATGCGTTCGATCTCGGAGAAGATCTCCCGCAGACCTGAACGCATCTGCTTGACCTCCAGGATCACGCACCGGAAGTCTTCTCTGGACACCAACACGTCGGCGACGATGATGCCGTAGAAGTTGTCGACGGAGGGGTCCAAGGAGAGAACCCTCACCACCTGCGGGTCTCCCTTGACCATCCGCACGCCTTCGTAGCCGTTTCGAGCATGGTCCTTGCAGGCGTCGAACCAGGTCTTGCGGATGAGCGTGGAGTCCTCTCCGAGCGGTTCCTGCTGGAACATCGTGGAGAACGGACCTTCCCCGCCGACCCTTGCGTACTGGACCATCAACTCTTCGTAGGAGAGCCACTCGGGCCACAGGACCTCAGCGACGCCGTCGTTCTCCTCGGGCCATTTGGAGACGGCGGGGTACTTCTCGACGTGCCAGAGCTGCTGACCCTTGAGCTCGCCGCGGTCATAGACCATCTGGCCCAACTCGCCGTAGAAGTCCAGGTTGTGCACCCGCTGCCCGATCACCACCGCTCTGCCGGCGTTGCCGCCGATCGTGCCTTTCTGCGGCTGGATGCGCGTGAGGACCTGGTGCATGAGGTGGTCCATCGCGACCTTGCGAGACTTCTCGTTCGACGCGATCTCAGGCGTGGTGGCGTCGTCCACGATGACGAAGTCCGCCTCCTGCCCCAGGATCCTCTGGGTCATGCCCTTGGACTGAAGCGTGTACTGGGCGCCCTTGATGTGCTTCGTGCGTCCCGCGACGACGATCATCCCCTGGTTCGGCTTCCACGGGTGCTCGCCCTTGAAGTCAGGGGTGAATCTGCCGAAGGTCTCGATGAGGTCCTCGTTCAACTCGAGCTGTCCGGCGATCTCCAGCGCCCACTGGGTGGCGAGGTCATTCGCTGCTGAGACGATGATGATCTGGACGTTGCGGTCTCTACAGATCAACCAGATGGGGATCCAGACCGCGAAGATGGTGGACTTGGCGTGACGAGGGGGGACT